GAATCAGTATATGGAAATTCAAAATATCATAAAAATTACACATTGTACTTTTAATAATTGTACTTTTAATAATTTGTTATTTGCTTTATTTTTAACGGTTTAGTTATATTTTTAGTATTAAAATCATTTGGGACGTAACTATCTAATTTCATATCATCATTCATAATATATCCATTTATTTTCGGATTATTTGGATTATTTTTATTCCATTTTTCAACTAATTTAATTACTATTTTATCTAATATTTCATAATTATTATTTGAACAGCAACATTTATCTAATTCTGAAGTATTACATTCGGGTTTTCCTAAATATTTTATATTATTATTATTAATAGCTGTTTGCATTTTATCATTAAAATCATTTTTTATATTTTGACTACCTTTTTTAAGCGGTCTATTAGATATATGAATACTTGAACCGGTTATATCTTCGGCGCATCTATGATTAGTAAATATTCCAATGACAGCCTTTTTCCAAATTTCATTAAAATCATCGGAAACATTACATTTTTCATCCCCCGTTATATCTTTAGTAGTTCCAAATTTATTAGGTATATAAATGTCTACTTCATTTTCATAATAAAAATTCCCCACAGGATTACCCGTTTTATAAGCATCTAAATTATATAAAACATTATAATATGAATTTGTAAAAAATGCACCTAAATTTTTATCGCCATAAACTTTAAAAATACTTTTATATTTTTTTTTAATATTATTTATAAAATATTTAAAACTTGTTCTTGTATATGGTTGGGCATTAAAACCATAAGATGTTTGGTGAAACATATTTAAATTACTATTAATTCCATTAAAATTAATATTAATAGGATTTCCATCTATTCTAAATTCATTAAACCAACTATTTGGTGAAGTACTAGCATTTACATTTTTAAATTTATTATGAATTAAATCATAATCTTTATCAATTAAAACACCAACAGGATAATATTCGCTTCCTTGTTCTGTACCTATATATGGTTTAATCATAAAATCGCTATATGGATTATCTTTACAATAATCATAATTATTATAAATTATTTGGTTTTGATATGTATCATTACAAGTAGATCTTGCCTTTGGATAATAATTTATATTTTCATTATTATTAAATTTTTCTCTATATGGAGGATCATTAAATATTCCACCTCGCCCATTACCATACTGCGCATTAATCATTAAACCACACCCACAATCTCCTAAACCCTTACCTTTATTACTTCTAATTAATTCATTATAATTTTCTAAATCTTTAGTTTGTAAATAAATATTATTTTTAACTGTATTTATTCTACCCACAGAACCAATATCTGCTATTTGCATACAACCAATATATTTTTTAATTTTATTTACATCAAGTATAAACCCTATACTCATATTTAATACTTGTCCAGTTTCAGTATATGAAGAACCCATAAGTGGACCAAATAAAATACCAGGTGAATCAAAACTAATGTATGTTGTATCAAGAGCAAAACAAGTTGTATTATTTTCTTTTGCTGTATCTTGCAATAATTTATTTAAATTTATTAAATTCGGAACATTTAAATCATTTTCATTATAACATTGCTTACCTTGTTTAGGATAATCAGCATTTGGAATATCCAAATCAATTGTAACACCAGAAGCGTAAGAATTAGATATTAAACTAACTAATAATCCACCATTTGGGAGTCCTTCATTATCAAAACTAGTTGAATTATTATATAAACTTAATATATCTTCTTTTTTCCAAGAACTTAAATTTTGTAATGATAAATTTTGAGAAGGTAATAATGGTAGAACTGTTGTAAAATTACTAGAAGGTTTTATTAAAAATATTACAATTAATATAATACTAAATATAATTAAAAAATATGTTAATAAATTAATATACATACGTATAATAATAATATATATATACATATTTTTTTTAATATTTAAATATTATCTATCATAGCATTTACATTAACACCCTGATTCATTATTAGACATTTTATAAATCAATTAAATTTTCGCATTTAATTAATTTCTGATTTTTATTAAAATTATTAAAATGAATAATTTGTTGTTGATATTCAAAATTAATTGTTTGTAAATCATCGTATTTTTTTTTAAATTCTTCTAATTCTTTTTTAAAATTATAATTTAACACTTTTAATTCACGATTTTCTTTGCATTTTTTATCAAATGCATCTGCATAATTATCACTATCACCAAAATTATTATTAAAATTTTCAGTTGATGGTTCTAAACATAATCTTTTATGTTTTTTTGTATTAAAATGTTGAGCAATTAATTGCGAATATTTATTTGGTAAATATGTATGCCCACAACAAATACACCCAAATTTATATTTTTTTTGTAAATCGCGAATATTTAAATCTATTATAGTATAAGTTTCATCATTTATTTTTGGTTCATAATTTGGAATAATATTAATAATAGTTGACATTTATTTAAATTTATTAATTTTTTTTTACTATATTTTTTTTTTTGTAATAAATTTAAAAAAATTAATTTAACATTCTTTCTTACACCTTACAAATATTTGTGCTTTGCTTTTTATTATCTATTTTTTAATTTATTACAAAAAAAATAGCTACTTAAAAAATTGTAGTACTTTATTACTATAATATTACTTATGTCACCAAAAAAAAAAGAATCTATAGAAGAAACATATAAAAAATATACACAAATAGAACATGTATTAGCAAGACCAGGTATGTATGTTGGTGAAATAGCAACAATTACTTCTGAACAATGGATTTTAAATAATGAAGATAAAATTATTTCTAAATATGTAAAATGGAATCCGGGTATATATAAAATATTCGATGAAATTATAACAAATGCTTCGGATGAATGTCAAAGAAATAAGGGAGTTAAAAATATTTTCATTAATTTTAATAAAAAAGAAAATTCTATTTCTGTAAAAAATGATGGTTCTGGTGTTCCAATTACAATTCACAAAGAGCACAATATTTATGTACCTGAATTAATATTTGGAAATCTTTTAAGTTCTACAAATTATAATGATTCTGTTAAAAGAACAACGGGTGGTTTAAATGGTTTAGGTGCAAAATTAACAAATATTTTTTCTAAACAATTTATCGTTGAAACAGTTCATTCTGGTAAAAAATATATTCAAATTTTTGAAGATAACATGTCTAAAATAAATAAACCAGTTATTACTGATACAAAAGAAAAAGCTTATACAAAAATTACATTTGTACCAGATTTTAACAAATTTAATTTAAAAAATTTAGAAGATTGTGATACACTTGATATTTTAAAAAAGAGAGTATTTGACGTTTCTGCAATTACACCTAAAACAGTTAGTGTTTATCTTAATGATGAAAAAATTAAATGTAAAGATTTTTCGGAATATGTAAGTTATTATATTGGTTCTAAGACTGAAGCTCCACGAGTTTATTATGAAGAACCAAATGGTCGCTGGCAAATTGCAATTGCTTTATCAAAGAAAGATTCATTTCAACATGTATCATTTGTTAATGGTATTAGTACAATTGATGGAGGTTCACATGTTGATCATGTAATATTACCTATAATTAAAAAATGTACTGAAGAAATTCAATCTAAACATAAAAATATTACAGTTAAACCACAATATGTAAAAGATTCATTATTTGTATTTATTAATAGTACAATTGAAAATCCAACATTTAGTTCACAAACGAAAGATAAACATACAACACGTGTATCTGAATTTGGAAGTAAATTTACATTAGTTGAAGAATTTACAAAAAAGATTTTAAAACTTGGATTTGTTGATTCATTATTAGCTGTAGCTGAAGCAAAAGAAAAGAAATCTCTTTCAAAGACAGATGGTAAAAAAGTAGTTCGTCTTTCTGTGCCAAAACTGGATGATGCAAATAAAGCTGGAACAAGTGAATCTTTAAAATGTACATTAATTCTTACAGAGGGAGATTCAGCTAAAACAACTGCTGTATCTGGATTATCAGTAGTTGGAAGAGATTATTATGGTGTATTTCCACTTCGTGGTAAATTATTAAATACACGGGAAGCAAGCTTTTCACAGATTTCAAAAAATGAAGAAATTTTAAATATTAAAAAAATCCTTGGTCTTCAGATTGATACAAAAAATACAAAAAATTTAAGATATGGTAAAATTCTAATAATGACAGATGCAGATTATGATGGATTTCATATTAAAGCATTACTTATTAATTTTATAGATGCAGGTTGGCCAAATTTATTAAAAGATGTATTTATAGGAAGTATTGTTACACCAATTGTAAAAGTATCAAAGGGTAATGAGCAATTATCTTTTTATACACAAAAAGAATATATTAATTGGAAAGAAACAGATCAAGCAAAAGGTAATTGGAATATTAAATATTATAAGGGTTTAGGTACTTCTACTGCTTCAGAAGCGCGAGAGTACTTTCGAAATCTAAAAGTATTAAATTATGTGAATAAAACAGAAGAAGATTCAAATGCTTTAATTTTAGCATTTAAAAAAACTGAAGCTGATTCTAGAAAAAAATGGATTCAAACTAATACAGAAAAATTTGAAGGATTAGATTATAATACAAAATCAACTGTTCCTATTAAAAATTTAATTAATAAAGAACTAGTTTTATTTTCAATCAGTGATAATATTCGAAGTATTCCATCATTAGTAGATGGTTTAAAACCTGGACAAAGAAAAGTATTATTTGCTTGTTTTAAGAAAAATCTAAAAAAAGAATTAAAAGTTGCACAACTTGCTGGATATGTATCTGAACAAACGTCATATCATCATGGAGAAAATTCATTACAAGAAACAATTATTAATATGGCTCAAAATTATGTTGGCTCTAATAATATGAACTTACTACACCCAGCGGGTCAATTTGGTACTAGACTAATGGGTGGAAAAGATTCTTCAAGTCCGCGTTATATTTTTACACATTTATCTAAATATTCAGAAGAACTCTTTAATTGTCAAGATTTTCCGTTATTAGAATATTTAAATGACGACGGCCAAAGTATCGAACCAAAATTTTATGTTCCGACATTACCATTAATATTAATAAATGGAACAGAAGGTATTGGGACTGGATTTTCAACAAAGATACCCTCATTTAATCCAGATGACATTAAATATTGTTTAGAAAAATTAGTAGAAGATCCAGATTATGAAATACCTGAACTAACACCTTGGTATAGAAATTTTGAAGGATATATTGATAAAGTAGAACAAAATAAATGGGTATCATATGGTAAATATGAAATTACAAAGAATGTAGTTAAAATTACTGAATTACCAATTGGTGAATGGACAGAAAATTATAAACAATATTTAGAAAAGATTGAATCAGAGGAACGTATTATAACATTTAAAAATAATTCAACTGATACAAAGGTAAATTTTGAAGTTAAAATTCGCGATGAGACATTAAATCAATGGGAATATGAAGGAACATTAGAAAAAAATCTTAAATTAACAAGTAATATAAATGCTACAAATATGCATATATTCAATGAAAAAGGAAATCTTCAGAAGATGGAATCTGCTGAAGAAATACTTATTACATTTTATAGAATTAGAAATAGATATCATATTCTAAGAAAACAATATCTTGTAAATAAAATAAATAATGAATTAATTATATTAGACGCAAAAGTTAAATTTGTAAAAGCTATTATTAACGATGAACTGTTAGTATTTAAAAGAAAAAAACAGGATATTACAAAAGATATGAAAAAAATGGGACTTTTAGAAAATCCTAATTATGATTACTTACTAAATATGCCTATTCATACATTTACAAAAGAAACAATTGATAAATTAGAAAAAGAGCATTTACAGAAACAAAACGAGTACTCAGAAATTCAAGATATGAGTATTAAGGACTTTTGGAAAGAGGACTTTGATAAGATTAATTAAATTTCTTATATGAATAGTACATTTAACGCAATAAAAAATCTTGGCATATTCTCTTACTTGGTTCACAATAAGAAAAATATGGAACTTCATTACCGCTAGTATCCCATGATGGCTCCCAATTACTATTATATTGGTCTTTTGCAACACAACGTTTATTAACACCACCTACATTTTGATATGATAAAG